ACGCGCAGCTCACCGCTACAGCTTTTGGCGATGTCGATAACAAATACGTAAAAGGCCTCGGCGATCACTCGGTTACGCTTTCGTTTTACGGATCGTTTGCAGCTACCGAGACATGGGCAACGCTTAACGGCCTTGTAGGCACGACAACCACTATCATCGTTTCACCCGAGGCACCAGCAACACCGGGCACCTATTCGGCTACCAATCCCGGAATGACCCTAACCGGTACATTCCTCGCGTCGTTGCCGGTCAATTTTGCGCTAGGCGAACTAAATACAATGGACGTAGTTTTTACTGGCGGCGTCTACTCGCTCGACGTTTCATAATCTAAACACCTAACAAAAAGGCCCGACATGAATATAACAATTCGCGTTACACGCAACGACACCACCTACGACGTGCAAACTAATTTAATGGTTGTAGTCCTATGGGAACGCAAATACAAAATGCGCGCAAGCGATTTAGCAAGCGGCGTAGCAATGGAACACCTCGCCTACATGGCGTACGAGGCTAGTAAAATGGCGTCGGTAGTTGTTCCGGTTTCATTCGATCAATTTATTAAAGAGTGTTCAGCGCTGGAAGTTGTAGATAGTGAAAACCCAAACCCTACAGAGTCGGCAGCTACCGCCGACAACTAGCCGAACTACTGGTAGCGGTACATTACTGGCCACCGTCTGTAGATTTCGACACAGCCGACCTAGCAACCGTAGTAGACGTCTTGAACACGCAAGCCCGGGAACGAGAGCGCGCTAATGCCCGTCGCCGCTAGCGCTCAAGTATTCGGCATACAAGAAACGCTGGCCGAACTAAACAAATTCGACCCGTCGTTCAGACGCCAAATCACTACCGACATTCAAGCTGGCGCGGGCAAAATGGTTGTAGATAGCGCGCGGTCAATGATCCCAAAGGACTACCCGCTATCGGGTATGGCTCGAGGCTCAATGATTAAAGGCCGTAACGAAACTATCTACAGCATTGAGCGCGTTTTGGACGGCGTTAAAACCGTTGTAGGTAAACGTGCCAGCCGTGAACGTACCGTGACATTTAAGCGCCCGCTAATACTTGACGGCCGCCGCATTAATAACGCCTACACACAAACCGTAGATTTTAAGGCCCGCCCGTATGCGCTACTGGTTGCTCAACAAAAAGACGCCGCAGCTGCCCTATGGGATCACGCCGGCATTAATCAGGGTAGCCAATTTGTTACAAACCTTATAACGGACGGGGAAGGCCCAAACCCGCGCGCGTCCCGATCACTTACCCCGGGTGTAGTTGCGGTCATGCCAGCAGTAGAAAGCGAACTATCCAAAATAATTGACCGGGTATCTGTCAAAATGAATCGAAACCTAAAGGTAGTAAATCGCTAATGGCCTTAAATATTCCAATTCTCTCGAGCCTTGACACTAAAGGTTTCGATAAGGCCGCCCGCGAATTTAAGAGCCTTAAAACCAATTCCGAAAAAAGCGCGTTTGCAATTAAAAAAGCAGCCGTACCCGCCGCCGCAGCTATTGCAGCATTAGCGGGCGTAGCTGTTATGGCCAGTAAAGCAGCTATAGAGGATCAGGCCGCACAAGTAAAACTAGCGGGCACTCTCGAGCGCACCGTAGGCGCTACCGACGCAACCATAGCGGCCACGGAAGCGTACATAGACCAAATGTCTCGGGCGTCGGCCGTCGCCGATGACGATTTGCGTCCGGCACTATCCGCACTTTTATTAGGCACAAAGGATCTAGGCAAGGCGCAAGAATTGCTAGCCGTCGGATTAGACCTATCGGCGGCAACTGGTAAGGATTTGGCCACTACTACAAACGCGTTAGCGCGTGGGTACGCGGGAAATACTAAAGGCCTTAAATCGTTAAGCCCTGAAATAGCCGCGCTAATAAAAGGCGGCGGCGATTTTTCCGACGTACTTAAAGTACTTAAAACAAACTTTGGCGGGGCCAGCGAGGAAGCCGCTAACACCGCTGCCGGTGGGTTTAAGAAACTTAAAATTTCTATCAACGAAACGGTCGAAGGCATTGGCCTAAAACTGCTGCCCGTTATTGACGTTTTGTTACCGTTCCTAATCAAAATTGGACGATGGGCGCAAGACAACACCGGGTACATACTGGCCGTCGGTATCGCACTAGGTGGTATTGCCACGGCAGTAGTGCTTACATCGGGCGCTATGGCCGTATGGAACGCCGCCGCCGTTATCACTACTGCCATTAACACAGGTTTAGCCTCGTCTTATTTTGCCGTACAAATTGCTACCGGTATAGGTATTGCTACCGCTTTAGTCGGTATTGCGGCTATAGCCACGCTGGCGTACAAACTTAAAACAACAATCGGTAACGCGTCTAAAGCACAAACCGACGCAATGAAGCGCAACACGTCGAGCGTACGCGCGTTTGAAGAATCGCAACGGTCACTAATTCCCGTAACCACCACGGTTATAAATCAGACAGACAAACAAAAGGTGGCGCAAGATAAAGCAACCGCCAGCAACAATAAAGCAAAAGCAGCTGCTAAAGCTTTAGCCGAACAGATAGTAAAACTTAAAGACGCGCTACGTGAACAAATGGCTACAGCCCTAACCGAAGCTAACGCCGTACTCGATACCGCTACTGCAAAATTTGAGGCGTTTTCGCAATCGGTAGCCGACTCGGTTAAATCGTCGTTTAGTTTTGGAGACGCACAAAAGACAGCAGCCGACAACATTAAAGCCGTGGGCGAGGCGTCCGACAACGTGGCAGCAGCTCAACGCGCTGTAGCTAAAGCAATGGCGGGCACAGATCCCGAAGCTTTAACTGAGGCGTACGCAGACTTAGCGGCCGCAAATCAAAAGCTAAACGATGCACAGTCAAGCCCCAAAACCTTTTTAGATAACTTGAAGGTACAAGCCAACAAAGTTAAAGATTTTGGCGTGTTAGTTAATCGTTTGTTGGCTGCCGGGCTTTCAGAGTCGGCCCTACAGCAAGTGTTGGCAGCTGGCGTAGACGGCGGCACCGCCATAGCGCAGGAATTACTAGGCAGCGCCGGGGCAATTCTTGAGGCAAACGCACTAACCGCAGACGTACAAACCATCGCAGATACCGTAGGCGTAAACAGCGCAAAGCAGTTTTACCAAGCGGGCGTAACCGCAGGCACAAACCTAGTAGCGGGCATACAAGCCGTGATAGATACCTACACCATACGATTAGGCACCGTGAACACCGCAGCAGGCGTAGGCGGGCTTACAAGCGGGTTTACGGGCGATGTAGGGGCAACAATGGGCGGCAACTTTAACCCGTTAGCCGGTATAAATTTTGGCATGGGTACCCTCATGGCCGACGGTGGCATAGTGACCCGCCCTACAACTATTACAGCGGGCGAGGCTGGCCCCGAGGCGATAATACCCCTATCGCAAATGGGCAGTTTCGGCGGGGATACAAACGTCACTATTCAAGTAAACGGCGGCGACCCCAACGCAGTAGTACAAGCCTTGCGTACCTACATGCGCCAAAACGGATCTATTCCTATTCGCGTTAGCAACATTTTTTAGCTATGGGTTTACAGTCCTACACCGTTGCGTACTCGACAGACGGCACCACATTCACAAACCTAACCAATGTGCAAAACATCACCATTAACGCAGGACGGCAAGCACAGCTGCAAGCAATACAGGCCACTACGGCTACCGTTGAATTGCGCTACCCTACGGGTTTTGTGTCGCCTATTGCCGATCTAGTTACCGGCACGATTATTCGGATACGCAACACAAATAGCATTTACCCATACCCAAATGCGGACATGTTGCTAGGCCGCATAAGCAACGTAACCGCTGTGTATGGCATACCGTTTCAGGGTGGCGTAGGCAACGCCGACTATTTACTAATTGAGGTCGAGGGGAGTTTTGCAGTATTAGGCCGTATGCAAGGCGAGGACTACGTATTAACTTATACAGACTTGCAATCGCAATGTGTCGAGGCGTCTATTGAGACGGGCATAACCGTAGAAAAAGTAGGCCCGAACACAGCGATAGCACCTACCACCATTAGTGGCACGTGGGGCGATTGGGTGGCGCAAGCCGCGCTAACAACTAATAGCCGTTTGCATGACACAGTATTTACTGACACCGTTTCTATCGTCAGCCCGTTTGCGCAAAACATCGCTACCACCGGGTTTAGCGACGTCGCAAACAATATAAACAACCAAGTTTACGAAGGTATTACTTTTGACAGTTTAGGCGACAACTACTACACCCAAATAACGGTAGACCCGCAAGATTTCGCAGCTGTCACCGTAACCAAAGTAGGCGCAAGCGCCCCATTTAGGACGTATCAGGTAAACACGTTAAGCGCCAGCACCGGCAACGCTACCGATTTTGCTAACTACCTATTAGGCAACTATCAAGATGCCAATTTTGCTATTAGTAGTTTTACGTGTAGCGCCGAATCTCAAAACGTATGCCAGCTAGACGGCATGAACAACGGCCCAAATTTTAACAGTTTCGTAGGTACACAGGTAAAAGTAACGTTTCGCGGCACCGTGTTTACTTGCCTAATCGAAGGCGTAAGTATGTCGGCCAGCCCCGCTGGCGCAACGTTTACGTACTACGTATCGGGTGCCGATCTGAACGCTTACCTACTTTTGGGTAACCCGGTGTTCGGACAGCTCGACAACAACAGATTAGGATATTAACTATGGCAACCCCCCCCGTATTTTCCACCGCGCAAGTATTAACCAGCGCCCAAATGAACGCTGTCGGGCTTTGGCTGGTTAAAGAGCAAACTATTACTGGTACGCCCACCAGCGTGACGATTACAAATGCGTTTAGTGCCGATTATGACAATTACAAAATAATTTTAACGGGAATTGTCCCTAGCGCTACGGATAGTTTCCGCATTAAATTTGGCTCAATGACTGCAAACGGTTACGGTTCTATGTATTACGACCAATACACAGGTGCCGCAACAGCAACGCTAAGAACTAATAACGCCGCGTCAAATTACCTTTGTTTAAACCAAGGCTCCGCTGGTGTGACATCTACATCTTTCGACGTCACAGGCCCCAATACAACTAACTACACAAATGTTTACGGCATGTGGTACGGGCGAGGTTTTGGCGGTTGGGCAACCAGTACCGTAATGGACTCAACGCAATACACCAGTTTCACAATTTTGACTGATGGCGCTGGCACGATTAGCGGCGGAATGATTAGCGTTTACGGATACAGAAAGGCATAGACAATGACTAAACCATTTATTCAGATAGATGACGAAACAAGAGAAATGAC